GCAAGTTTATTTTTTACCGTTACGGAAGATTTGTGTACCCTTTATTCCATAAATCGATGCCACGACAAGAATCCATAGGTTTGTAAACCAAGATGGAAGTTGCGAAAACATGTCAAAAAATAATTTTACCTTGTCCATTGCAGTTGGGTCGTCTGATACGACTGCCCATGCAAGTACAGCTACTGGAGTTGACAAGATTATAAGTACCGCCTCGTCTTTCCAGTCTGATTGTCTAGCTTCTAGTAATTTGCCTTGATAGGCTTCCTCACCTCGAGCTTGTTTTTCCGCATGTAATAATTGTGCTTCAGACATCGCCATTTTTGCTTTTTGTCTATTAGCATAAATCTTTGATCCAGCTTGCGCTGCTAACTTAATTGCTTGTAACCACATTATTTAACTCCTATAAATTTATGACCTTTGATTGCAGCTCCCATTCCTCTTATGCCATCAGGTCTTGATGGACATGAAAACTTATATGTCTTTGTCATTTTTCCTTTTCTAAATTTTACTGGTGGAACTTGTGGGTTCGGACCTTTTAGAGGAGGGGGCCCGCTAGAGACCCCTCCACTCTTGTAGGCTTGAAAGGGGAAAAAATCTTTCGGCCTAAAAGACGCGACTTGAGTTGTATCAGATTCAATTGGTTTTTTCAAAATCTTTTTTAAAGGTTGTGTAACGGCATCATTATCACCACCCAATGTTGGTGTTACAGGTCTAGGTGTAGAAAATTTATAAATAGGTGAACCTGATAATCTAGCTTCTGCTGTATCTTTTGCAATCTTTGGTGTAACTGCTTGTTTTAATTTTGGTCCAGCTTTTTTAGCAGCACCATACACGAGTCCCGCTCCACTAACATCAAAAACAGTTTTACCAATAATTCCAATAGCTGTTGAAGTAGCTGTATCAGATTTTATTCCTGTATCTTTGATAGATTGGGCAGTTTGGTTATCACTTCTATTTTGATCATCCGCATAAGAATAAGATCCTATGCTTCCTGCTCCGTATTGAGACTCGACATCTGTTCTACCACCTCTTGCAAATTTTTTATTTTTTAATTTTTTTCTTTTGTACATCTAATTTCTCTCTAGCAACTCTAATTCTTTCATCATGTTGCTCTTGATTGTCTTCTAACTTCATTTTTTCGATATCAAGTTTCTCTTCAACTTCTTGTTCTTTCAATTCAAAGTTCATTTGATTTTCAGTTGCTTTTCTTTGAAGGTCTAAAGCTCTTAAATCTAATTCTCTTTGTTTCAATGCTACTAATGGATCTTGATTTGCAGCACCTTCTGATTGTGCAAGTTCAGTTGTTAACTGTGCAATTTTATTTGCAATCATTGCATCGATTTGTAACTGTGCTCCTTGAGGATCGTCTTGTAACATCATTTGCATTGCAGGATCATTAGCAATTGCAGCACCAACTTCGCCTTGTGCTTTTAAACTTACGTGTTCTGAAATATGTCCTTGCAATAATGCGTAAACCATTGGATTAATTTGAACCATTCTTGTAGCCATAAAAGCTCTATGAGCGTTAATATGTGCATCATGGTCTTGTTGTGGGAATGCTTTAGGTATTTTCATCTGTAATGCTTCCATATTTTCAACAGCCGGATCTTTTGGTGTTGGTACCTCTTCAGGTCTTAGGACATTATCAATATCTTTTGTACCTAATGCTTCATAAACTCTTCTATATGCCTCTCTTACGTTGTGTAATTGAGGTGCGGACAGTGCAATCTTTAAATTTTCGTTTGCAAGTGTAACTCTTTGCGATAATGAGAAGACATTTGGGTCAGCAACAGGAATTACGTCCACTCTTTCATCAAAATCTAACATTTTTATCACACGATCAGCACCATAAACTGAATATGGGTAAACTGGAGGTAGATATGTGCTAAAAATATTTGCTAAAAGTCTAAATTCTTTTCTCATTGCGTAGTAACATCGCTTATGTATGGCTGACATCACTCTTGAACCTCTCTCAAGTAGTGCAATTGTCGTTCCAACCGCTCTATTTTGCGCATCATTGCCTACATCCATCTCTGTTATAGCTGCAAATCTTTGTCCAGCTTGTACAACAAAGCCTAATAAGCTGTATAAAGTTTGTGATGGCTCTTTAAATGGTAAAATTTGAAACTGATCTCTGATATTTCCACCTGGTGCATCCACATCTCTAAACTCACCTGGCTGAAATGGCTGATCATCGTCTCTAATTCTGATACCTCTAGACTTAAATCCTGCTGGTAAGTTAGATAATGTACCTGCATCAAGTAATTGTCTAAGTGCTTGGGTAGCTGTTCTTGATAATCCACCAATCATATGGATCAATCCAAAGCCGTAAAAACCTAAACCAGGTAAAAATTTGTAATGAACAAAATATTCTTTACGTTTTGCTGTTTCATCACCCATATCATAGTTTCTATAGATAGATAAAACTTCTCCTGAGCCTTCATCAATTGTAACAATGTAAGGAATTTTAACTTGTTTTTCTGGATCTTGCATTTCAAACTCTTCTAAGTTTAAATCAACGTGCATTTCTAAAATATTAAAGTTTGTTGGCTGATCTCCTGAAGGTGTTACTCCTTCTAATTCTTCATATTTTTTTTGAATTTGTGATTTTTCGTATTGAACTGGTTTTAATTCTACATCTCTATAGAATCCTGCCTTTTGTTGTTTAAGAATATCATTCTCACCCATCTTAACAACATGAGTAATTCTTTCACAATCCATTAAATCTGTAGCGTAGTAAGGAACAACTAGATCTTCAGCAGGTACAAACTTAGCAACAGCTCTTTGCATGATCTCATCGTAATAAACTTTTTTAAATGCTGAACCTGCTAGAGGTAAATAGAATAATAGTTGATCCATGTCTGGAGTGTATTCTTCCATTTTTTCAGTGATCATGTAATTCATGAACTCTTGAACACGCTGAGCTTGATTTGCTTTTGAATCATCTTCATTACCAACAACCTTTGCTCTTACTGGACCATCACTTGGTAATAATTCTTTGTAAGCTTGTGCTTGAAATTGTGTTACGGCTTCTCCAAGTAAAGGATGGGTAACACTAGCGGAACCTTTAAAGGGTCTAGTCATATCCTGATATTTAAATCCTAATAAATCTAAACCACTTGTATAGGATGTTTCCCAATCTTTTCTTGAAAGTTTATCTTTTTTGTATTCATCGACTAAACTTTTTGAAATTCTTTGAAGAACTTCGTCACTTAAGTCTAAAGCAATGTTTTTGTAGAATTCTTCTTCCGCACTGATAGCTTCTTGAACTGGTGTTTCTTCTCCACCTAAATCCAATTCTACATCAACTTGTTCCTTCTCTGCAGTTTCACCCGCAGGAGTTTCTAATGCTTTATCGATTTCTGCCATTAGATAATTTTTGTATTTTTAACTCTCATGACTTTGCCTTGGCCTCTGCCTACTAATGCACCGCCTGCAGCTTTCATCATTTTACCTTTTTTAGCACCCATACCTGGACCAAATGGATCTATACCAAAAAATTCACTTTCTGGAATAACTGTTTTTCCTTTTGGCATTTTAGGTAAAAATGCTCCATCCATTCCTGCACCTCTTTTTTTGATGAAAGCAGGAACTCTTCTTTTATTCATAACTGTAGCTCTCATAGCTTTAGCATCGCTTACGTCTGGCTTCATCATTTTACCTAAGCCATATAAAGCTGCTCCAGCCATCAATGCTTTTTTGAGTTTTTTTCTAGTTTTTGACATGTCTATCTCCTTTTAATAATATACGTATTTACGATCTTTGTACAATGATTTCTCATCCTCGTCAGAATAAGTTGATACAAAGTAACCTTGACGGTATCTTAACATAGCCTGAGTTGTACTGTCCACATAATCGTCGTTTTCTCCATGAGGAAACGCAGCACATTCCTCAATGACTTCTTCAGCAAATTTTTCGCCATGAGGATAATAAACTTGTCCGCTCTCAAATATGGGAGCACAAGCGTTGACCCGTGTATGTTTATCTTTGCCTTTTGATGGAACGAAATCGACAACCGGTATACCCATTCTTCTAAGCTCATAAATAAGTGGCTGGCCCGAGGCCTTTGCTTCTATAACCACGGTCTCCGGTTCCCAGTATTTATATTGTTCTAATGCTAGAGCTTTTAATTCTGGAAATTCTAATTTACCTCTTACAGCATCAAGTAACATGATTGCATTTTCACCTGTTTCATTTCTTTGAAAGATGCCCCATGTTGTGATTGCTGAATAGTCAGCAGTTTGTTTTGCTGAGAATGCTGTATCGTAAGATTGAATGACATGTTGTAGATGAGGCATAGGTCCGTGATACGGGATCCACCAGTCACGCTTCAAGATGGCTCCTTCTTCTGAAGTTGGTTCTTGCATGTATTGTGCCGACCAATTTCTCACGGACAACGAAGCTTTAACCTTTTCCAATTCGTCTAGGTTCCAATACTCAGGCCATACTGGATTACCACTTGGTAAAATTGCAGGAAAAGAAATTTGTTTCCATTTATCAGCTTTAGGTTCTGTTTGTGATTTAATCAGCCTTCCCGTCAAATCGTCCTCGGCCCAACGGGTCATAACTAAAACAATAGATCCACCTGGTTGTAAACGTTGTCTGGGTCCTGATAAATACCAATCAAAAGTTCTCTCCATAGCTGAATCAGATAATGAATCTTGTTCAGTGTGTGGATCATCAATAATCAAAAGATCCGCCCCTCGTCCTGTTATAGAACCGCCGACCCCCGCTGCATAATATTCTCCCCCGTGATTAGTCTCCCAACGTCCTTTTGCTTTTGAATCTTCTCGTAGTTTAACATCTCCAAAGATTTCTTTATACTCCTTGCTATCAATTAAATTTCTTACTTTTGCACCAAACCTAGCTGATAGTTCTGCGTTATGTGACACTTGCATTAATTTCATTTTGGGATATTTACCAATCATCCATGCAGGAAAATAGATAGAAGCAAATTCAGATTTTGTATGCCTAGGAGGCATATTTACAATGAGCCTTCCTTTTTTATCTTTTGCTATTTCAGTAAACTCTTTTGCAATTATCTGATGGTGCCCCCATTTATCAGGATCCTTATCAGTTCTACAAATAAACTCAGGCCAAACATTTTTTACAAAATATA